AGTTGCCACAGATTACGTCAGTTGTGGTTAGTTCCCTAGGGAACGTTTAAGAGAGGGGCGGATACAACCTCTGACTGGAAAGCACTTAGACTAGAGTGTTTAAAAATGAATGTTAGACCCTAAATGGGGTGGCCTTAAAATATGCATCGCTACGAAGCACAATAGCGTTTAACTTGGTGTTGCAAGTGGGTGGAAAGTCCACACTAGTCTAAGTAGGTAGACAACTAAATAACCTATCGTTGATACTAATCTTATCTGGGCTACGTTAAAGCTCTCAATATTTTGGAGGTGGCATGTAAGGAGGCTATGGAGCTTCGCAGGACTGTAAATCCTGTCCCTCTGGGCACGTGGTTCGATTCCACCCAGCTCCACCAATTTAAAGGTAAAGTTATGATTCAAGTAGAATGGTTAATAACCAAGCTTACCCATACTAAGTTTGATAATACTTATGAGCTAGTAGCGGCATTGAAAGGGGCAGGAGTTACTAATCTACCTAGTTCAGGTGAGTATAAAGATACTCACTGGATGAAAATGTTTAATAAACTAAATGCAGGTATTACCATCTACATGGTACATAACCCATTTGAAAGTGAAATTCACAATAACCTAGAAATTATGTGGAGTTCATCTAAAGAACATTTAGAGAGCACCTATTATAGGGTGTCAGAAGATATATAATGCAGATGTAACCGAGCTTGCCTACGAAGCAAGTAACCGTAATAGGAGTTGTAAATACTGGTTCGATTCCAGTCATCTGTACCAATTTTGTAGTAAAGGAAACACCTAAGACGTGAATAGGGAATCCTAGCAACCTAACGCCCGCTAGGTACTACAAATTAAATAAACTCTCTGTAGCGCAGTCTGGTCAGCGTGCTCGCCTTGGACGCGAGGGGTCAGTGGTTCGAATCCACTCAGGGAGACCAATTTGGCACTATCTATGTAACTTAAAACGGGGTTCGATTCCCTGCGAAATCAGGTTGGATAAAGATTAGATAGTGCCGATACATTCGCCTGTATCGTATAAAGGCTATTACGCTTGTTTTGTAATCAAGTTATCGCGGTTCGAATCCGTGTACGGGCACCAAATAAATAGGAAAGCAACTATGTTAGACCACATATACGCTATATTTACATTTGACTTAGCGTTCTTTACTACGCAGTTCATTGTAACATTAGGCTCTATATTCCTACGCGGAGTACAGACGTTTAACGTAATTAGAGAAGAAACTTTAGCAGCAATGCTTACTAGCCTATTAATGTCAGTCTGCACAGTTGCTTCTATCGGGATTATTTCTAATGACCCTTATCAAAGTCTAATACCAACTGCTCTAGGTGGAGCAATAGGTATAGCTTGCAGTATTAAATTGAAGAAAAAGAAACATGTTAAGGTTGCTATCTAACCTTATTTTTAAACAGCTTTTAGGGTGGGGGATTTGAAACCCTCTACTATGCCCCAAAGAGGGGCACTAAGGTCTTTGACTGAGACTAATGGAAAGCAACATGTCTATCTAGTCAATAGGTGGTTGTGGAATAGAGTTGTTTAAAAATAATAACCATAAACGCAATAAGGAAACAAAATGGACAGCGACGCAAAATTTTATACAAGTATTTGTTCAATGGTATTAGTGTTTGCTATAGCTCTAGTATTATCAATTACAGGGTATTATAATAACAAAAATAACATTGTTGCTCAAATGGTTAAAGATGGAGTATCTCCCGTAGCTATTAGCTGTGCTCTAGATGATAGCTATAACCAAGACCCTAAGTGTATGGTTCTAGCTACATTATCTACTGCTAGCGTTAAATAAAGAATTAAGGAAGTCCCATCCGAAGGCTGGCGACGGATGCTGTCTTGAAAACAGTTAGCTCAGTGATGGGCGTGTGGGTTCGATCCCCACGGCTTCCGCCAAACAATGGGGTAATGCAATCGTCTAACACGCAGGGATTAGCAAATGCCTGAACGGGTAACTACGTAGTCCCGTATACTCCACCAAACAATGTCTGACATAGTTGCACAAGCATTTAGGGATATTGAGTTCCCAGCTCTCTCGTAATGAGGGCGTACTTGGCCAGTACCGCTACTTCGGTCGAGCCGAAGGGTCAGACACCAATTAATTAAAGGAAACATTATGACCATATTAGTACAAGACTTAGGTAATAGCTACCCTACTGTATTTGTTAGCCCATCTATATCAGATGCTTTAGAGTTAGTTTCAGGAACAACTCGTTGACAATTAATTGATTTAGATACTGGCATTATTCGTCTATATAATGAAAATTATGAGTTAATTGATCAAGATAAATTAACTCCGCAATACGAGGAAGATGCATATGACTCAGATGACGAATAAACCTAAAGAATCAGATAAAAAAGAATGTGCTGAGGGAGAACATGACTACAAGTTTAAGTTCTCCTATATAGTACATAATGATTCTGTACATGTATCTGAATGCCGAATATGTGGTAAGGAGAGTGACTAATGGAGTATCCTAGTATTAAGTTTGCAGTAGAATTAGCTTTTGTATGTGGTTTAACTAATATGGATGAAGCTATTCGTAACTGGGACAGAAGTTTGATGCACGGCTCTTACGCAGAAATACCTGCAAGAGAAGCTAAAATGAGTGAAGAGTTAACCGAAGCAATGGAAGTAGTAGAAAACGATACTCAAGCGTTTTGGGGTATGTCCTTAGCTACTGCCAATGAAGTGTTTAAGCTTGGCATTGATTTTGAAGAAGAAACTAGACTAATGAAAGAACAGTTATGGGATTTTTAGTATGGGCATACAAGAACGAATAGATTATATTAATGTACTAGTTAAGTTCATAGAGTTAGTAGGGGAGCATACTGAGACTGCTAAACCTGCTATAGATGAAGTACTACGACTAATTAAGCTCGCTTAGCAAAGGGGATATGCACTTCCTTTACACGGAAGCGACGTTGGTTCGATTCCAACAGTGAGTACCAAATCAGCCACAATACCGCTACTACGGAATGTATTGTTAGACTGTTAACCGTTTATCTTAGAGCGCTTGTACGGTTGGAGGGGTTAAAGTCCTCAACAAGCCAGTCAACTAATCAAACAAATAAGCAAACAAATAAGGAAACATATGTTAACATTAAAATTCAGTTCAATATTTAACTCTAGTACAAACGTGCAAGCAACTGTAGCAGTACCAAATTATGTAGTGTATACTCACACATCCGGAATTAAGACAGTTACTGTCTATCCTGGACTTACCCAAACTAATGGAGTAGATTATATAGTTTGCTCAGAGAAGGTAGCACAAGCTCTAGAAGCTTCACCAGATTTTGCCGAAAAACAGTATTATCACACTTGCTATGTTACAAATATCGAGGGTAAAACAATAGACGTTATTAAGAATTAAAGGAAGTATACGTTCAATGGTAAACGGCCTCCTTGCTAAGGAGAGACAGTGGCAACGCTATGTAGGTTTGAGTCCTACTACTTCCGCCAAATTGTTACAACAATAGTCCCACAGCTTAGGACTTTAAATAAGCAAATTGCAGAACCTTAGACTAATACTCTAGGGTTTTAGCACGTTTTAAACTTGGAGGTTATCATTAAAAACTTATTTATAATGATAGTATTTACCCTATTACTGGCAGCAGCTTGTGGCAGGATCTACCCAGTATTAGATAATAGTACTGTTCGTACTCAGGTACAGCTAGAAGTAAAATTATTTAAAGACGATATGGAACTTAATAGATATATTAAGGATACATACAACCCTAATCATGTAATGGTTGCCGGTTTAGCTACATGGTATCAAAACGACCCCACGAATACTTGTATAGTTCACATAGTAAAGCCGACTACGGCATCTAGTGAAGTAGAAAGAATCCTAGGACATGAAGTGTTGCACTGTATGTACGGAAGTTATCATAAAGAGCCTTGACATTAGTCAGGGCTTTTTTGTAATAATTTTCTTTACTAACCGCTAAATCTAGCGTATAATAGCTATATTGAATTAAGAAAGGAAGAAAGCAGATGAAAAAAATTAAAAAAATACAATTAGGAAGTCAAGTCCCTATTGGAAAACCACATACAAATTCCTACCAGTTAGACGTAGATTTTATGCATGGTGATGCTGACGGGGAATCAGACATAGTACTTATGTTTAGTGAGTATGATGAAGTAAAGTTATTAAAGGTATTAAATTTCTATCTAGAATGCTTATATGTATATGAGAATAACTTAGAAGATGTAGAAATTTCTGATATAGAAGGATATGACTTAGTATCTGATATGGAAGGCATAGAAATGGATAGATTCTACACAGACTTAGAAGCACCTGTTATTGCAGTAACACTTACTTACTGGTCAGACGAAGGTATACAATACTTTACTAATTTAAGCTAAGGAGCTAATTATGGACTTAATACTAGAAGAGAAAGAATTATCTGAAAGAAAAATAGCTTTAATGTTTGCCCTAAGACGTACATTCCAAGATACTGAATTTATTGGGCACAATAGACGTTGGGAACACTACCTAGCTTGGTATAGACTAGGTGGTAGTGAGCACCGTTACACATGGGATGGTTGGAATAATATTATACCAGAACATGATGAACCTATTTGCTATGATGGTATGGTACATGCTGAGAGATATAGTAGCATTGACCTAGTTGAGCAGCTAGAAGCTATTATGGAGTCACTAGTATGTAACGAGGATAGTAAGTTCTCTAAGGAGTACTATAGACTAGAAGAAGCAGGATGTGATGACCCATATTTAATATTAGTTAATCACACAATGATGGTTGAGCTACGCGAAGCATTAATGAAAGCTGCTATTAGCTCTGTTTATTACGACTGGTAAGGAATAGTTATGGATAAATTAATGTTTGATTGTTGGAGAGCTGGGCACAAGATGCCTAAGATATTAGAAAAAGCACAACAGTTGGAATCACAGATTACGGTAGATGATATAGTAATCCATTTTAGAAATATGTTTGAACGTGAGCTAGGACTTACACCCAAGTATTTAAGGAAATAAGTATGAAACTAAATGTAGGAACAGTTATAAATACTAGCTTAAAGGATAAAGGATGGGAGACTATTCCCTCAGTAGGAGAGAATATCTGGGTAGCTAAAAATAATGGTGGAAGCTACACCAGTCCTTATGTTGTAAATGTAGTAGCTAGTGTGGAGATAGATGCTCAAAGCAAGGGTTGCCTAATATACTCTATCACCTCATTAGAGGATTTCTTTGGGCACATATGCTCCACCTTTGATGTAATAGGTAGAACAGAGAAAGAAGTTATTACGTATACTAGACGTATTAGCGAAAAATCAAAAATGGAAGCAAAAGCATTAAAAGCAACTATAGAAAGAGTAAAAAATACGTTGCATACCTCGTATAAATAACGTATAATAGCTTTATTGAGTTAGGAAAGGTACAGAAATGAAAAACCAAATAAAAGTTAGTACCATAGTACGTTCCCACTTTAGAGCTAGATGGACAGGTGAAGTAAAACATATTATATTTCGTAAAGGTACTACACCGTTACTATATGTAGCTGTAACCCATGATAGTCATGGTAATCCACAGAGAAAACCTTTTATGACAAGAATTGATAGTACATGGTGTACAGTTATTAATGGAGAACAGTTATGGAAATGAAAACACAACAAGAACTACTAGCAAAAGCAATTGCTTTAGCCGCACAAGGTCATCAAGACCAGTTTGACCGTGGTGGTCAACCTTATATTTTACATTGCTTAACAGTTATGCATAAAGTAAGGTCTAGCGACCCAGTAGTTAAACAGATTGCAGTAATGCATGACTTACTAGAAGATACTAGCACTAAGTTATCTGACTTAATTTCCTTAGGGTTCCACACACGCGCTACAGATGCTTTGCATCTTTTAACGCATGTCAAGGGCGTTAGCTATCAAGCATACATTGATGGTATCTGTACTAATAAAGATGCTATCCTAGTTAAGTTAGCAGACTTACGTCATAACAGCGACCTTACTCGTTTAAAAGGATTAACTGATAAAGACTTTGAACGTATGCAGAAGTACCAAAAGGCTTACGTACAATTGAAGTCAGCGCTAGAAAAATATTAAAAAACTTCTTTACTAGATGCTTATCTTAGCGTATAATAGCTTTATTGAATTGAGAAAGGAAATAAGCAATGAATATTGATGACTTAACTAGTACACAGATTGACGAGATTGCAGACCAAGTAGCTGGTGGTTGTGATAACCAACGTGGTGAAGATATGTTAGTCAGTCTAGGTTTAAGTGCGTTTGACCTTGAAGAAGTATGTGCTAAAGTAGAACAGTTTAGATGCCCAGGTTGCTCTTGGTGGGGGCATCCAGGCGAAATTCTTGAATTTACTAATAGTAATGATGAAGGCATATGTAATGATTGCTATGATGAAGAAGGGCATGACGTAGAAGATTAAAAAACTCCTTTACTAAATGCTTAGATTAGCGTATAATATATTTATTGAATTGAGAGACGAGTTCGTGTATGACTAGATATGGAGAAGTGGCACTAATAGTGCTAGCAGGCTACCGTAGTATAGCGAAAAGAACGGCAATCCAATAAAAGGGACGACCTAGCGTCCTCAGAAAAACCAAACTAGCGTGTAACAAAGGTTCGTATTACCGACAACAACCCTGGAACCTACAGTAGATAGCTTTCTTATCTACGTTGCCCATTAAGATCGTCAGTTAGGTTGTAAACTAGTGATTGCATACATGAGGAAAGCCCTCTATTACTGTGTTTAACCAATTTGTTCCAAGCTACGCACTTACACTCGTATGCTAGATAATCGAGAATAAATAACGTGATACAACGGTCAAGGCTTCTAGTCAACCACGACGCTGGATAAAGGGTTCTGCCCGAATACGTAACCAGCACTAATTAATTAATCTTATAAAAGGAAAGTAACAATGAGTAATAAAAAAGCCAAACAGATTCGTCGTGTACTACGCCAACAAGGTATCGGTACAGGTACTACTAAGTATATGCAAATGGAAGGCACAGAACGTTTGAAGCCAATCAAGAATGCAGAGGGTAAAGTAGTTTCTACATATCCTACAGTTACTATTATGTTAGACCCTAGTTGTGGTCGAGCAGTTTACCAACAAACCAAACAAGTAGTTAAACAGATTAAAGCTTTATAACAATACCAGCCTTTCTTACGAGAGGCTATTAAATAGGAGCCTCTCTTTCTTTGTCTCCTTCCCTGCTTTCATCGTCTCTGGAGGCTCCTATTTAATAATGGTCTAATAGCATAATTGGTTAATGCGCCCAGCTCATAACTGGAGGAAGGAGCGGTTCGAAACCGCCTTGGACTACCAAATTATTACTAAAAAACAAATTAAACTAATCATTGAAAAGGAAATATAAAATGTCACAATTATACTCAATCACTCGCTTACTAGTAATGAAGAAAGTAGTAGAAAAAGAACTAGATCGTTTACTATCAAGCCCAGCAGCATCAGTAGCCACAGTAGCTAAGGTTTCTATGCCTACATCCGACAAAGATGTATTGCGTAATCGCCAACGTGCTTTCTTACAAAGCCTAGAGTCAGCTATTGCTAGACGCGATAAGATTGCAGCATCAATCACGCAATCAAATGCAGTTACTTCATTAGTAGTTGATGGTGTCCCTATGACAGTAGCAGCAGCTATCGACCGTAAGAATAACATCGAAAAGGAAAAAGCATTCTGTAACTTACTGTCAAAGGCCTCAACTGCCGTTACCACAGCTATTAACAGTGCAGAACGTTCTATTGAAGAAGAAGCATCTAACCGTGCCCAGATTCTAGCAGGACGTGACAAGGCCGTAACTAAGGAAGCTTTAGACTTAGCGAAAGCTAGCGTTGAGGATTTATACAAGTTGGAAACTATCGAGCCATGTGATATTTTCAAGTTGTTAATTAAAAAGCGTGAGTCAGTAGATAAGTTCATGGCAGAAGTCGATATTGCTTTAAACGAATCCAATGCTACTACTAAGATTGAGTTAGACTTAGTAGTATAACGGTTTTGAATTAGGGATGTAGTAGAGAACATCATCAAATAATACTCCCGTCAAGCGGTCAGGGTTAAACCGCTTACCATAATACTTAATTGGAATAATTAATGTTCTGGACACGATCCAGAAGCCGTTGAAGCCCTCAAAGCTCAGTGTTCATTAATCAGCCCATAGTATTCAGGTATAAGCTAATAGACTTCAAGTAATATAGCTTAGTAATTATTAAAATCGCGGAAAAGGGGAAGTTAAGGTTATTAGTAATTCCTTGGTGAAGCCACCCCCGCGCTACTTCTACGTCCCGGAGGGTACATCTTTTTAGGTGTACCCTTTTTCATGCCCGTAATTTATAGTTGGTAGTAGATGGAAATATGGTATAAGGCGCGAGTGTAAAATAGCAAGAATCAGGAAATCAGTGGTATACCTAAATCATAAGGCAAAAATGTTGTTTACAATAAGCTAAAAACTATCGTATAATATAGATACAAATAAACTTTAATAAATAATTATGGAGTATAATTAGTATGACATGCATAGTAGCATTTAAAACGGAAGAAGGCCACAGCATTATAGCTGGAGATTACATGGCTAGTAATGGACACCACTTTAATAAAGTAGCAAACTCAAAGGTATTTAACAAATCAGAAAGCTGTGCTATAGGATATACTTCTTCTTTTAGAATGGGTCAAATACTAGAGCATTACTGGACTTTACCACCTAGAGTAGAGGGACAAACCGCTGAAAACTTTGTTAATGTAACCTTAGTAGAATCTATACGTGCTATCTTTAAAACATATGGGTATGGTACTAAAGATGGTTTAGAGGATTTAGGCGGAACATTCATATTACTTTACGAAGATAGAATATACTGTATGCAGTTTAACTACTCATTACTAGATTACGATTCAGAAATCATTGCAATTGGTAGTGGCACAGATGCTGCACTAGGAGCAATATACCTATCCCTACCCATAATGCTAGAAAATATTGAAGAAGCTCTAGCTAAGATATTCTGGGCTACTAGCCTAGTCACACCATCAGTATCTCCTGAGTTCTCCTATTCTGTAATACAAAATATATATGAAGAACCCGCTGATACTGTAATACCAGAAGTAATTCCTAAGGAGGAAGTACCGGATGTTGCAACAATTGATGAACCCCTACCTATGGCTGGGTTTAATATTGGTTACAAGCACTCTTTTCGGAGTATATAAATACCAAGAGTACACCATTAGTAAACTAGAAAGTAAGTTAGAAATATCTAATAATAGAGTTGATAACTTAGAAACTAATATAACTGGTATAAAATCAGTTGTAACCAAATTTGGTAATAACCAAGAAGAAACTAATTCTACTATTAGAAAACTCCAGTCTAGCACTTCTAGACTAGATGTTATAATAGCTAAACCTACATTAGTATCTAGAAAGATTGAATCAAGCTATGCTAAGTTTCATCTAGAAAAAGCATGCTACTCTGGTAATAAGGAGGCATGTAATGAACTGGATAAGAAGTAGTCTAGTACTACCAGTTATATTTCTTACAGGATGTGCATTAAATAGTGCTCCTCCTACAGAACCACTTTTACTACCTTGGCCTAGTCCTATGGCTACATGTGAAATAAGTTCAGTAGAGATAGATAACCAGGGTAGAGTAATACTATCATACCAAGATAATATAAACATAGCAGTTTGCGAACGAGATATGTTTAGATACATTAAAGACTTAACCCAAATAATTTGTACCCACCAAATAACAGACACTAGATGCAAGGAATTAAATAAATGAAGATAGCCCTAACAGGATTTGCTGGAGCAGGAAAAGGTTTAGTAGCCGAGTTAATACAAGAGATACTAAAAGATAAAGCACCAACTAAAGGTAGTTTTGCTTTTCCAATAAAAGAGTTTTTTCGTAAACTATGTAACATGACAGACCAGCACCTATACGGTGAATTTAAAGAAATACCAATGACATTCATTATAACACCTGAGTCATTTAATGAAGCAGCTAAGTTTTATATGGATTATGGGTTAGACAACCATGTTTCCTTTGATAGAATGTGGGATAGATTCGTAATAGACCTACAAGATAATTTAAATGGTGTAGGAAAAGAAGGGTATTGGACGCTACATAGTATATCCTCTAGACGATTACAGCAACTACTTGGTACTGAGATTATCCGACACTTCAAAGATACTACCTGTGTAGATGTTGCTTTAGATAATAACTACAATATCATTGATGATTTACGTTTTATCAACGAAGCTAAACTTCTTAAAGAAGATGGTTTCTTAATAGTTAGGGTACTAGGGAAAGATACACGTATTGAGGATGAAACCGCAAAAGCTCATGCCTCAGAGCAAGAAATACCTCTTATAGCCGAAGATGAGATTTTACATAACTACTTTGCTTCGTATGATGCAGAATCTAGAGCATCTTTAAAGGCTCGTGTAGTTACTATGTTATTTAATAATAATATACTAATATAAAGTAGTAGTTTTTACAGAAATTAGAAATTAGAGCTGATAGTCTAGTTTCAGTTGTCTTTCGGAAAAAACTATTTGCAAAAATAAAAGTTTAATAGTATACTCTAGCCTGAGAGGATATACTTTAATGAAAGAACAATTGTTAACATATATGTTTAAACTACTCTCGGAGATAAAAGACCCTAAGACGTTTTTATTACGTACTCTTACTCTATTAGTGCTTCTATTTGGTTGGGTTCTTATTGGTAATCCTGATGCTGTCGTTAAGGTAGCTAAAGAATTTACAAGAGGATCTGTAGTAGAATCATTAGAAAGAGAAAGAGTAAATCTCTTGCCTGTAATTGCTAGAGAACGTATTAACTTAATCTATGGTCAGGTTTATGCTGATTTAGTTTATGTAGCAACCTATAACCCCAAACAACAGAACGATTATATGCGAATACTAGCAAAGGAGGGAGAATCTAATGGAGTCTCCGTCGATATGCGAACTAGATTAGTTATTAAGAAAGCATCCAAGATGTACTTAGAGCACTTATCTAGCAGAACATTTACACTAGATTTAACAAAGAATAGTTATGTTGATATTTTATTCGATTCTACTAAGCTTGAAGCAGCAGGTATAAAGGTTTTATACACATGCCCAATATACTCTATAGATAATATCTATTCAGGACATATTGGTATAGGCTACAAAGATCCTTCTTTTAGTCTAACGCAAGAGTTTATGGATTCTATCTGTAAACCTAATGCAAGAGCAATCGGGAGATATTTATAATGAACTGGGATAAAGGATTTAGTAGGAAAGAATTTGCGTGTAAATGTGGGTGTGGGTTTGATACCGTAGATGTAGCTTTGTATGACATACTAGTTGCTGTACGGGAACACTTTAATAAGAGTGTTACTATTAACTCAGGATGTAGATGTGCTGTATACAACGCTAAGATAGGGGGAGCTAAAAATTCCCAACATGTTAAAGCTAGGGCAGCAGATATTGTAGTAAAGGACGTATCCGTGGAGGAAGTTTATGCTTACTTGGATAATACTTTTGGTATTAAAATATCACTAGGAAGATACAAAACCTTCACACACGTAGATACAAGAACGGATTCCCCTGCACGCTGGGGGTAAAAAGAGGGTGTTGTCTTAAGGCAGCACCCTTTTTGCTTTTAAAAATTAGTTCCCTTTCTGCTTATATTCACGTATAATATCTTTATTGAATTGGCAAAGAGGGATTAAACGCTATGGGTGAACGATTTTATCAGCAGATTGGTAAAGCTCACAATTTAAAAACTGTAGCGGAAATTATGGCTTTTTGTCACAGACCTATTTCTGCTAGAGAGAAACGCACTAAATCAGATATTCAAGAGGATATTGGTATCTCAGGTGTGGATAAGCTAGGCAAAGACCAGATGTTATGGTTGGAAGCAAATTTAAAAGATGTTAAGTCTACTATTACAGGTAAACTAAAGAAAGACTATGTTAATCAACTTAGCATAATGTTTCCTGAGTTAGACTGGAACAAACTAACATTAGTTACTATTAAGGAAATAATCAATGGCACTAGATAATGAGTTCCTACAAAGTATTACCTCAGTTGACCGTCTAAAGAAGATTAAAGACGTAGCAAGTGATGGGCTAAGGACTGCTGAAAAAGAAGTCTACGAACTTAAAGCATGGATTAAAGATTTACAAGAACGTATTGATGAATTAAGCAAAAAAGACTAAAATTGTAGTTTACATACCGCTTAATTTACCGTATAATATACAAATAAATTAAGGAAACAATATGAATAACGAGTTATTAGCAAGGTTTTTTGATAAGACGTTCCAAGTCTTATTTAAGGAAAGAATTACATCTTTTGCCCACTCAGAAAATCTAATGGTAAGAAACTTCGTCTATGTATGGATGGAACGTAGCAAGCATTACCCTAGTAAGTCTGGGTCACCCTACCAAGATAGAGTAAAGTTCTGGTTTAATGGTGGTAGGCTCAACGCTTTATTAGTTGATAAACGTTGCTTTAGTACCAGAACGGTAACATTATCCAATATTAATTTCATTACGGATAAAACTGCTAAAGTAACAGTAAAGGAAAGATTTAGTAGTGGCAGAATCGCGGAAACAGTAGAGACTATTGACATAGCTACTATAATTCCAATATTTCCTTCGTATTACGCAGGAAATGTTAGCGACTTAATTAGAGATTTATCTGATATATCTATGTTCAATAGGGAAACTATAGACGATATTGATGGTAGAGTAGCTGATATATGCTCAGCAGAACAAACACAAAATACCAACATTAATAGTGATAACTTTACTATCAATGGAACAACTAAAACTAACACACAGGAATCAAACACAATGTCTAAATTAAATAAAGCAGCATCAACAGTATTAGCTACAGGTAAAAGCAGCGTAACTTTAGCAGCTAGTATCACAGCAGGTAACGCAACTAACGCAGTTGTTAAAGCAGCTCTACGTCCTACACTAGAACCTGCTCTACGTAAGATGCTACAGCCTAAAGGTTTTGTACAACGTACACTAGGCAAGGCTAAAGTAGAAGATTCTGTATCAGCAGTTATGGATTCTCCTTTAATGGATGTACTATCTGCTGCTATCCTAGTAAGTATCACTTCTAGCGGTATGGTAACTAACCAAAAATTAGTTAAAGGAGCAGCATTAGCATCTGATGCCGCAGCACTTAAACTATTTAGCTTAATTGACTTCGATACGCTAGTATCGGGATTAACAACTAAGATTGGTTCTATTGTTGCTAACCTTGACGCGGTAGACTGATACTGCTGAGTAGTAAGAAAAAGGGCTACCCTAATAGAGTAGCCCTTTTCTATACGCTAAAACTTCTCTTTACTAAGTCATACATTTAACGTATAATAGCTTTATTGAATTGCAAAAGGAACGAAAAACATGACAAACGAAACATCAAACAAAGCTACTTTAGTAAACTCTATTGCTATTCTACTATCATGTGTACAGCAAACTACTGGATTACAAAAACTAACCGTCCCTACACTAGAAGCTATGTATCAAGGGCTTCTACGTAATGCTAACTCATGGCAGTTAGTTAAAGAGGAAGCAAAGGCTGCTAAGAACGAAGCATTCATAGCCAAGGCACGTATCGTTGCTTTAGAGGCAGAAGTTCGTAAATTACAGCGTAAATTAAAGGGTAATAAATAATGGAAAAACTAGTACAGTTTCTAACTGAGTTAGCAAAGAACAGTGAAATGAGTGCAACCTCTATGGGGGCGGCAACAGCAGAAATGCTACTAGATAATAAGGGACATATTGATATGTACTTCTTACGGGATTCGTTAGAAGAAAATATATCACGTACCCAATTACAAAAAGCATTTAATCAAGTATTTGGCAAGAATATACCTACTAAGTTTACATTTATCAAGGTAGAAACTGCTATGTCCAAAGAAGTGTTCTTAACAGAAGTCTATGAGCCAGCTAAGTATCGTAATGTGCGTAGTTGGGTAGGGCACGTAATCAATAATTATAATTGCATGATTAATCGTAAAGATGTATTTGATTGGATTATGTCAACAGCCAAGTCACATAGTTTAGGTGGAGAATTTTATGGAAATACAGGAACAGCCAAAAATAGCTCTAAATAGAGAAGAAGCTTTAATAGCCTTATTTGAACTAGTAGTAGAGTATAGAGAAGCACTCCAAGAGATTCTAGGAGTTCATAGCTTAGTGCTAGAACATATTTCAAAGAAGGCACCAGTAGAAGTTCAAGTGATTCTTAGCCAAGAAACTAATTTACTACTAAAGGCATTTGATAAGGTAAGAACTCTGGATAGTTTTAGAGACTCGTTAAGGCCAGAGTATCTAACTATAACTAAGCCAATGAAACACTAGGAGGTTATATGTTTAGTAGACAAGTACTAGACTCTAAAGAGAAGGTATTAATACAAAAAGTACCTACTTCTTGGTCTAGTAAAACCTTAGATGATTCCTTAATGGGATTAATGGAAACAGCCCATAAATGTAAAGAAGCTGGCATAACATCTATATTATATAATAATGTAGATATACCAATTAACCGATTTGATACCCTAACAATAGTACATAAGTTCTTAGGGATACCATACTGCTATGTGGATATTATAATAGAATGACAACATATTTTACATCAGATTTGCATTTCCTACACAAGAATATTATTGCGTATAATAGGCCATACTACTCTGATGTAGAAGAAATGAACGAAAGTATTATCAGTACTATCAATAAAAAAGTTACACCTAATGATACCTTGTACATACTAGGTGATGTAGCTCTCGGCTCTATTACCAAAGCTGTAGATTATATATCACGTATTAACTGTAATATTAAGCTAGTACCAGGGAACCATGATAATAAGAAAGCCTTAAATGCTTATGAAAAACTATCTAATGTAGAGATTTTGCCAACACTTTGTGAGATAAAGCTAGGGGATAAGACAGTAGTACTATGTCATTTTCCACTAGTATCTTGGAATAAGATGCATCATGGGGCTTGGCACCTATTTGGCCATACCCACGGCTCTTACGAGGGATTAGGTAGATCTATTGATATTGGTTGGGATAACTACTTCAATATATTTAATAAGCCAGGTATATTTTCCACTCAAGACTTGGTAGATATTATGGAAAATAGGCAATCACACCAAGTAGACCACCATAAATAAGGAATAGATTAATGAATTTAAGACCAGACTATACTAGTGTAATAGAAAATGCAGATAGACTAAAGAAAGATTATCAAACACATGGTAACTTATGTATCGCATTTGACTATGATAATACTTTATTTGACTATCATGGGGATAACCCAAAGAATCTAAAAGATTGTATTGACTTAATGCTCCGCTGTCAGAAAGTTGGCCTAGATTTAGTACTATGGACTTGTAGCGAGCCTAGTAGATACCCTAGTATTCGTACTTATTTAGCTACTTTCGGTATTACTGATTTTATGATAAATGACGTACCAGATAAGTATATGCTTTTAAATAGTAGAAAGATTTTCTTCTCCTTACTTTTAGATGACCGTGCAGGTTTAGGTTCGGCAATGCGTACACTATCTATTTTGTTAAACTCAATAGAATAAGAAAAGTAAAAAAGCACTTACATTAGGGGTGCTTTTTACGTATAATAGCTTTAGAGAATTGAGAAAGGAAACAAATTATGAATATTACTGATTATGCATGGTACAGGGCTTGGCGTAGACATGAAGCCTATGGAGTCCCAGTTACTCCAGAAGGAAAGCAAAGAGCCGATATTAGAGCCGAAGCCTTTTCTGAGGGATTTATTGCAGGTCAACGCTATGCAGCTACGTTGCTTGAACGGGAACATAGTAAAGCTAAGAAGTTACATAGTTTTTTCTTATTAGCATCAAAAATAATTAGAGATGGGATACAACGATGAAATTTAACTTAAAAGCAATACCAGCAGATTTAATTACAGTAAAACAAGTAGGTAAACTTAAAGTAGTAAAGTACGCACGAAAAGTATTTTATGATAACCTATGGGAAGTACATCCATTATTAAAGGAATGTAGAGGACTAGTACTAGACTTAGATAATAATGTTGTAGCCCATCCTTTCACTAAAGTATTTAACATTGGTGAAAATGGCACGGGATACCCAGAGTTCCCTTTCACACTAGTAGATAAGGTTAATGGATTCTTAGGTGTTATTACTCGATATGAGGGTAGAGATACATTCTCAACAACAGGTTCACTAGACTCACCATTTGTTACTATGTGGAGAGATTCTTTTGTTTGGCACTGGAAAGATAACAATGATACATTTGCTAACTCATTAATCTTAGATAAGTTACTAGATAGCTTTACTCTTATGTTTGAGGTATGCCACACAGATGACCCACACATAGTAAAAGAAGAACCTGGTATCTATTTAATTGGAGCTAGACGCAAAGATACTGGTACTATGATGTTAGAGTGTGAGCTAGATATTTTAGCTAGTAACTTTAAGTGGTATAGAAAAGAGCATCGTTTAGTTAAGAATAAAGAGGAACTGGATTCTTTAGTTAAGAACTGTAAGATGGAAGGGTTCATGGTTCGTGACTTCGATGGAAGGATAGTAGCTAAGGTTAAGTCTCCGCACTACCTAGGTACTAAGTTCATCGCTAGAGGTGGTTCTAAGAAAACTGCTCGTCTATGGGGAATGGAGGCAAGAGAAGTATTTAACTTAGGGCTAGAGGAGGAGTTCTTATCCGTTATCGAAAAGATTCGTGGTGCTTTTAGTCAAGAAGAATGGACAGCTTTAGGTGAGCAAGAACGAATTAGATTCGTAGAATTAGTTTTAACTCTAGTAGGAGAAGAATAATGGTACATATTAATACACAAGAGTTGCAAAAGTTAGTAGAAGAAGAACTTCTAGCAGTAGAAGAACTAGGTAATGATGTTGTTGGTACTAGTTTAATTGGTAGAGTTGGAAACTGCCAAATCCATTTAGTTGTTACTAACATGAAAGAAGAATTTATGGAAGATGAAGATAACGTAAACGTGGAAGATGGTTTAATTATAACAGAGGGTACGTAATGCCTACAGTAACTATATTACGTGGAGTATCCGGCTCAGGTAAGTCTACTATAGCAAATATGTTAACACAACTAGGTGCTGTAGTAGTATCTGCTGATAAATACTTCATACAGCCATTTGGGGGTTATGTATTTGACCCTGCTAAACTAAAGCAAGCACATGAGTATTGCTACGATATGTTCCGTATGGAGTTGCTTTCAGGGAATGATGTGATAGTAGATAATACTAATACAACAGAAAAAGAAATAGCTAAGTATCTAGAGTTTGCTCAGGAACGTGGTTATAAAGTAACATGCCTAGTAGTAGAGAATAGACATGGTAGTGACTCAATACATGATGTACCAGAAGAAGTTCGTAAAAAACAAGCTATGCGCCTTGCACAATCAATTAAATTAATTTAGTTAGTTCTAAGTAATAAAGTTAAAAAAGCACTTCCATTGGAGGTGCTTTTTGCGTATAATAGCTTTATAGAATTGAGAAAGGGAACAAAGCAATGAACCAAGTAGAATTAATATTACAAAGTGCTATAATCTTAAAAGACCAAGTAGATAATAACTTAATACATAAAAGCGAAGTAGAGACAGGTATATGTGGATTACTATCTATGATAGCTATTTCAAAATTCCAACAAGATACTAGCACTAGAAAGCTAAAAGAGTATTTTATTACTTGGGATAAGTATTCAGGTAACGAGTCATACCCAGTACCTTATGTAGGTGAGATATATAGATCAAAGTTAACCAGAGCTAATATAGATTATATAGCAAACGTAGTAGATACAGGGTTAAATAGTCCAGAATACTGTGCTAAACTAGCTTATGTTATATGTGATAATGTATGGATTGGTGAGTATGGCACATTACGCCGTGAACTTTTAGACCATATTATTAAGTCAGCTAAACAGGGGCTAGAATTATGCGATTAGTACAGTACTTACAACAGATTATGGACTTAGCACTATTAAAAGATGAAGCTTTATCTATAAATGTAGGTATATGTTCAAACCTATATTACCTATCTAATTTTAGATATGATGAAGATGATATTACTAAGTATTTCTACTCTTGGAAACATTTTTCAGGTGACTATAGGTACCCTGTGCCCTATCCGTCACTAGACCCTGATAAAGCATTTTTAACTATAGATAACCTATGGGTTGGTGAGTATGGTGAGTTACGTATTGATCTACTACAACACTTAATAGATTCGGTAGATAGATGGAGTTAAGTCTATTATACCTACCGTTTAGCATTAGTACAGGCATTACTTTATCTGTATGTGCCTTAGTATTAATGCTTATAGACCTATTAAATAATAAAATAACTAATGATGAAGAATTACGCATCGATTTAAGGTTTAAGTTTATAAGAGATGTGAATCTAAATTGTAGATTAAATAGCTTCTATAGCACTAGTAATAGTGTGAATAGAACAAAAGCGTATCACCAATCAATTTTACGAGAAATAATTATAAACAAGTTCAGTCTTGAATATTTAAAGGAATTTAACAAATGAAGAAATTATTATTAGTAGCAGTATTAGCCACACTAGTAACCCCTGCAGAAGCTAGAGTAGAAGCTTACGAAGCTATGGGTAACGTAGTAGAAGTAATGACATGTGTAGAAGCAGGTAAAACAAAAATCGAAGCATTATTCCATAATGGCCCACGATATAATCAATGGACTAAGATACGAGATATGCGTCAAGTATCGGCTATGGAGTTTGAATTTTTAGTAGCCAATAACTACAATGATAACTTTAGCTGGTATCGTGCTGATACCTTTAGTCAAATTCGCTGTGAGGGAGATAAGTAATGAATAAGATTTTATTAGGAGCTACAATTATATTGGCTAGCCTATTTACTACACCAGCACTAGCTTATACAGCTAATTGCTCTACACAGATTAATAGTATTGATGGTCTAAGTGATACAGTTAAACAGACTATGATTGTCCAGTGTGAGCAGAATAAGTTAAAAGAAGCCACAACAACAAGCCCAAGTATTAATACTTCTAGTATAGAAAATATGGATAAATGGTCTGAGATTTCTCTACGCTTTGCTAAAGCTATTGGTGTTGCTGCTAAAGAGTTTGGTGTAGCAGTAGATGACTTTTTAAAAACTGATGCAGGTAAGTTAACGGCAGTTTTCATTGGTTGGCAGGTATTTGGGGATGACCTAATTTCCTACTCTATTAGCTTAATAGTTCTATTAATAATGGTATTAGGTTGTAGAGCTTTCGCAGACACCTATCATTAGAGGGTTATGAGGAACAAAAACGTACACTATTTGGTTTTGATATGGGTAGCAAGAAAGTACCTTTATACACTCCTTGGCGTTCAACTAATGAAAACGCCTCAGTAATGATTGTATTAAGTTATATAATCCAGTTAATTGTGTGTCTAATTATTATATTACACTAAAGAAGCATTAAAACTAAAAAAGCACTTCCTAAGGGGGGTGCTTTTTCTGTATAATAGCTTTATAGAATCAAGAAAGGAAATAAAGAAATGAAAGACTATTATTTATATGCTATCGTAGTAGAGAACCGTATTTGGGGCGAGTTATCGGTATGTGCTGGTAACCATTATGAGATACACGCTATACCTGTAGTACCTAATGAGTCAGAGGAAGATACTGTATCTTCTTACGTATGGGAAATGCAAGCTGATTGTTCTAGTTCATACGGAAGCCCTTCTTGTACTTGCATTAACTGCGGGGATGATGTAGATGACTGTGAGTGTGATGAACCAGATATAGAGGATGAAGAAGAAAGCTCATTCATTGAAAGTAACTCAGATGCACGTTGGGTTAAGTATGATGAAACAGATGAAGACCATATACTATGTCCAGGAGCAGAGGAGTATCGTGATACTAGTGTCCTGAATAAATTTCTACGAGTACGTGAATTAGAAAACAAAGAACAAGAGATGGGTCGTGTTAACAGTAAGATTCTTAGCTTAGAAGATGAACTATCACGCCTAATTGCTTTACGGGATAAACTAAACCTAGAACTAAAGGAATTAAAATAATGAAACAGTTATATAGACTACAAGACCAAGTTACTGCCTTAGCTACATTT